TCAAGGGTCCAAAAAAGAACCGACCTCCGGCGGGATGCCTAAACGCGAATAATAGCTTTCCAGTGATTCATCCTGTTCGGGAGAGGTCGCGGCAGTCAACAGCAGAACTGCAAACCGATTCGCCTGACGTTCCAGCTTGCCCGGGGCGAAATAAGAGCTCTCTTCTAAAAAGAACCGGTTAATGCCTTTATGCAGCCGGTCATGACCCAGTTCATGGGCACAGACAAATCGCTGCCATTCCAAGGACAGTTCATTATGAATGACAATAAATTTTCTTCGAAGCTTGCTATAATATAACCCTTTGGTTCCTTCACCCAGGTTCATAAATCGGACATGGATACCTAGAGCCCGGCATAGCTCAAACGGACAGTTGGTTTTATATTTTTTAATAAGCTGATTGACCAGTTCATCCATTTTTCTTCACCTGCAGCATTAGGTATTGGTTAAGAGCATCAATCCCCCGAGTTGTCTGGTTTGGGAGTGGGCTTCCGTTTATTCATCTGTTTGGCTTCCCAGAATAGCCCTGTCAGTACGTCTTTTATTCGTTGTCTGTCCTCTTGTTTCAGCGGAATTCCGTCGAACATCAGCTCTCCGTCATCCTCCAGCATTTTTTTGAAATCCCGCTTGTCCTTGCTGGTCGCCCATTCCGGTATCGCTTCAGCCATCTGTTCATACTCCTGTAAATAGCCTGCCCGTTCCATAAGCTCCTCGTATGAGACATTCATGGCCTCTGCAAGTCTGCGCAGGGTTGCCGGTTTGGGGACGCCGCGCAGCCCGTTTTCAATGCGTGAGATTTGTGAACCGCTGATCCCGGCAGCGACAGCCAATTGGCTGAGGGTAAGACCTTTGCTCTCGCGCAGCCGCTTTAAATACAATCCAAACTCGTGTTCCATCCCGTAACACTCCTTGTCATGCGTTTACCTGCTGCCATTACTATAATCTATTTTTGCCAAAAGGTAAATAATTCATTAATTATTTTGTCATAAGGCAAGGAAACGGGAGTTATTATGCGATTATGGTTGTGAAATGGCTGAATACCGGATTTTACGCGATTCACGGCAGGTGGTATATTATAGAAAAATACGAACAAGATGCGAACACAAAACATTTTATCACATTCCAATCAGCATCTGAAGCATTCTAGAAACCCATTAAAGGAGCGCTATACTAATGATGAATCTGTCTTCCCTGCCTGAACTGGATCGGCGCCAAACTCAAATAGCCATGGAAAGCATGCTTGAGAAATACCGGATATTCAAGACGATTACTTTTGAGGCGAGAGAGGCTTCCATTACGTATTCTTACATGGAACGGTTTCATGGACCGACGCATGTTATTTCAGACCCGACCGCTTCGCTTGCTGCGCATAATGTGGACGTGCCTGCCGCCAGGAGAGCATACTGTGCCGCTGTGGAATCGGTGGTAGAGAGGCTGGACAGCCGGGAACAGCAGCTGGTTCGCGAAAGATATTTGAAAAGAGACGAGGTATTCGATTATACGGTCTACAATCATGTGTTCGACCCGCCCATTAGCAAGGATACTTATGTAAAAATCCGGACACGAGCTTTTTATAAAATGGCTCTGGCTTTCAAGGAGCTGAACATGCTGTCGCTGGGCCCGTTGCTCAAAGCGTCGTCCAAAACGAATAAGGAAAAAAACGGTGTGCTTTCGAATAGCTGATAATACAAAGTGAGCAGGAGATTGTCCGAATGGACGGTCTCTTTTTTTGTCCTCCGAAAAAGCGCCCTTTTTCGTCTCAATCTTCTTCCAAGCTTCGCCCGAATGCCGTCTTCATGCGCTAAAAAAGGAGATATGATTATACCATGGCAAATGAAGCGAAAGAACACCGCAGGAGCATGAATGCTTCAGCCAAAGCCGCAGCTAACCTGCGGGCCAATCAAGCGGTGAAAGCTTCTTTCGGTCATTGGCCAACCAAACGGATGTTATCCAAAGGGATGATGTCCGTTTTGCTTGTTCGGGAAAGACAGGAGGGGATGGACACACAGATAGCATGGAATGACAGAACGGGCAGGGAACCGGCCTGTGACGGCAGATCAAGAAAGGAAGGCAATGATGTCAGTACAGCATTTGCGGAGCTGCATTAAGGGTGCGCTGGAGCAGCGTTTTGCGGACATTCCCGTCATTTCAAGCGACGATGAGGCGCAGACGCCGGGCCTCCGGCTGTTTCTGCTATCATCGGCGTATGACCGGCAGCGGGAAGACCGTTATGCGGCGGTGTACCGGTTCGGTGTCCGCTATGAAGGCGCTACGGTATCGGAGTCGGAGGTTATGGCAGACGCCTTACGCGATGTGCTTGCCCTCGTCGAAGCTGACGGGGTGAGCTACCGAAGTGTACGGCAGACCTGGACGGCCGGAGCGGAAGGGGAAGCGGCTCTGTTCACGGCAGAGTATTCACTGTACCTGCACAGCGAGCGTCCTGAAACGGTAAGAATGGGTCAATTGACAGAGGAAGGAAGAGTGAAATGAGCACAATGAGTGAGAACAAGATCGTATTCGGCAAAGCCCAAATTCTGGAGTCGGGGATTTTTGCGCCAAGGGAAAAGGATGTGCTTGACGCAATTTTGCAGCAGGATCAGAGCTATACGTTGGAACAGGCGAGACAAGAGCTGGCGCTCTTTTTAACGAAGGAGGTCATTTAATGGCTGGAGGAACATGGACAACGCAAAACAAGGTGCGTCCGGGGGTATATGTGAATGTGTCATCCCAATCGGGTGCAATCGGAAAAATGGGAGATCGCGGTACGGCCGCACTGGCTCTGGCGCTCTCCTGGGGACCTGCCGGTGAAATCATCCGCATTGCGTCTCAGGACGATATCGTCAAGCTGCTCGGGTATGATTGGGCGAATGAGGAGCTGCTTCCGGTGCGCGAAGCGCTCAAGCGGGCGGGTAGACTTCTGCTCTACCGTCTGAATACCGGCGTCAAGGCCGAGGCAACGGCCAGCGGATTGAAGGCAACCGCTCAATATGGCGGTGAACGCGGCAATGATCTGTCGGTCGTGATTGCAAGCAATATCGAGGACCCGTCCAAGTTCGATATAAAGACGCTGCTTGACGGGACGGAGGTGGACAGACAGACGGCCTTGGCCGCAGCCGATTTGCTGGATAACGCCTATGTAACGTTCGAGGCGAACGGTTCGGAAGGACTCCAGGCATCTGCCGGAATTCCGCTTACAGGAGGAAGCAACGGGACGGTGACCAATCAGAACCACAGCGATTTTCTGGCCGAGCTGGAGGTGCAGGATTTTCAAACGGTCGGGCTGATCTCGCAGGACAACTCGCTTAAAGCCCTCTACACCTCCTATGTCACACGGCTGCGCGATTCCGAGGGCAAGAAGGTGCAGGCTGTTGTGTCCGATTACGCCGCCGCCGATTATGAAGGGGTCATCAGTGTGAAGAACGGTGTTATCCTTAGCGACGGCACTGTAGTGGACAAGACGAATGCGGTGGCCTGGACAGCGGGAGCGACAGCAGCGGCTACGGCAAATGAATCGCTGACCTATCAGGCTTATGACGATGCGGTGGATGTCGATGTCCGTTTAAGTCATTCCGAGACGGTGGCGGCGCTGCTAAGCGGTGAACTGCTCTTTACTTACAGCGGCGCAAAGGCGGTGGTCGAGCAGGATATCAATACGCTCACGGCGTTCACACCGGCGAAAGGCAAGGCTTTCTCGAAAAACCGGGTTCTCCGCGTGCTGGACGGCATTGCCGTTGATTTGAAGCGTATTTTTGAAACCTACTTTGTTGGAAAAGTATCCAATAATGAGGATGGCCGGGCGCTGTTCTGGTCGCAGTGCGCCGCTTACATGAACGATCTGCAGAATATCGGAGCCATCGAGAGCTTCAATGCGCAGACCGATATTTCCGTCGTTGCCGGCGCCGATAGCGATAGCGTGGTGCTGGAAACGGTTGTGAAGCCGGTGGATTCGGTAGAAAAAGTATATCTGAAAGTGAAGGTGGTCTAAGATGGCGTTCTTGAAAGCCAGCGATACGATTTCCGGTCAGGAGGGCCGCGCTTATGCGGTGATTGGCACCCAAATCGAAGAGATGTTCTATGTGAAAAAGCTGGAGGCTACGGTCGAGAAGCAAAAGGCGGAAGTCAAAACGCTGGGCCGCCGCGGCGTCCAGCATAAAGCGACGGGGTGGTCGGGCAGCGGTTCGATGACCATTTTTTATATGACCAGCCGTTTCCGTCAAATGATGCTCGATTATATGAATACGGGAGTTGACCAGTATTTCGATATCGAAGTCATCAACGAGGACCCTTCGTCCAGCATCGGCGCCCAGCGGATCACGCTGAAAGGAGTCAACCTGGACAGCGTTATTATGGCTTCGCTCGATACCGAGTCGGACGCGCTGGAGGAAGAGGTCAGCTTCACGTTCGAGGATGTAGAGATGGGCAAGCCGTTCGGTTCGGCGTCTTAAGCTGAGATTTAAGCGCATCGAGTCAGTTTGCTCGCGGGGGAGGACGGCGCTATAGCGCCGGCTCCTGCCTGCGGCGGGCTACAATAATCATTAGGAGGATTAACGAATGAGCGAATTCAGTTTGTTTTTTGCCCAAAATGTAAGCTGTGACACGACCGAGGAGTTTGTCGTATCCACGCGCTTTAAAGATAAGGACGGTAAGCCGGCAGCCTGGAAGCTGCGCAGCATGACGGAGGACGAGAATCAGGAATGCCGTAAGGCGGCTACCCGGAAGATTAAAGGCAAGCACGGTGCATACACGCCGGAAATCGACGCCAATGATTATATGGCCAAGCTGATGACGGCGAGCGTCGTGTATCCCGATCTGAAAAACGCGGAGCTTCAGCGTTCTTACGGCGTGCTGGGCGCGGAGGCGCTGCTGCGCAAAATGCTTCTGCCCGGCGAATTCGCCGCCCTCGGCGAGCGGGTGCAGGCGCTTAACGGCTTCGGCGCGGATATGAACGAGCTGGTGGACGACGTAAAAAACTGATTAACGAGGGCGACGGGGAGGCTAATCTGGCCTACTACGCCCTCCATGAGCTGCATATTTTGCCTCATGAGCTGATGGCGCTCTCCGTCCGCGAACGGGCCGCCATCTATGCAATGATCGCCGTCCGGGTGGATAAGGAAAAGCGGGAGCGCTCAAGGGCCGGGGGAAGAAAGAGATGAAGGGGGTGGATAAATGAATAACGGGGAAACAAGCACCGCCGCATTTGTACCGGTACGCGCGCTGACGGTCTGGCGCAATCTGAACGCGGAATGCGAACGGTTCAATCAGAACCTGGAAAAAGTCTCATCTACGCTGGACGGCCTTCAAAAAATACTGGAGCAGATCGAAGAAAAGAACAAGTCTTTAGTGGAAAGCTTTATGCAGGCCCAGGAAGCGGCGGGAAAGCTCTCCGAACAATCGGGAAGCGCGGACGGCGAGGCGGCGAAGGCGAAAAAAGGCTTCATGGACAAGCTCGGCGATGTACTGGATATCCTGAACATTAACACGTTCGAGGTAGCCAAATATTTTGGCGAAAAGGCCGCAGCCCGGCTTTTTTCCAGAAAACAGACTGCCTCGGGGGGATCAGCAGGTGGAGCTGAGGGAGGCGCCGCTACAGCCGGAGGAGCGGTCACATCGAAGGGGCCGGAGAAAAAGGGCGGCTTCATGTCCAAAACGGTCGACGCTCTGAAGGGTCTGGATGTGGCTTCAGTCTTTGACAAGGCGAAATCGCTGGGCGAGAAAGCGCTCGAGGGTGCGGCCAGCGATAAAGACAAGGAGAATTGGAAAACGCTCCAGGATAATATAGACGGAGCTTATGCCTTGATGGGGCAGAAGGCCATTGTGGCGCTGCGGCCCGCGCTTGATGCCCTGAACAATGCCTTTAAATCGGGTCAGATGACGGCTGCGATCAATCTGATGGCGAATCTCTTCCTGGTCGCGGCAACCGCTATCTCGATGGTAGTGGATGGCCTGATTTATATGGGCGGCGTTATCCAGCAGAACTGGTCGGTCATCGGTCCGATCTTGGCGGCAATCGCCTTTGTCTATCTGGCTGCCATGATTGTTCAGGTGTATTCGCTCGCCGCGGCTTGGCTTGTAGCCAACTGGCCGATTCTGCTTATCGTCGCCGCGGTCGCGCTGCTGATTTATATCCTGATGCAGTCGGGCGTCACTGTAGGAGATGTTGTTGTCGCCATTGCAACGGGCTTCGGCTGGCTGAAGGGTTTTATTGAGAACATTGTCATTGGTCTGTATAACACCTTCATTATTTATGCGGACTTCTTGCGTAATCTGTTCATTGATCCCGTCTTTGCCGTGAAGAAATTATTCTATGATCTGGCGATGAACGTTCTGAACTTCATTTATCAAATGGCGCTGGGTGTGGAGAACTTTGCCGGCGGGTTTGTGGAGGCGATCGTTTGGGCGGTGGACAAGGCACTAACCAAATTCAAGGCCATAACGGATTTCCTGAGCAATATTCCCGGATTTGAAAAGCTGGCCAATATAAAGGTCAATCTGCTTGACACGGAAGACCCGCATGTGTTCAGCGGCATGGTTGATAACGTGCGGAAGATGATACCGGAGCCGGTAAGCGACAAGCCGGTTATCAACAGCGAGAAGAAGACTTTTGTCGATCCTTCCATTGCTGCCAAGCAGTACGGCCAGGTAGGAAAAGATATGGTGAACAAATTCAGCACCAAGGTAAAGGCATTAAAAGATGATACCAAAACCCAGAAGCAGCAGAAGATGCTTCAAAATCCGGGGCAGGGCAATATGAACAATCTGGGCAACATCAACAATCCGGGCAACATCAACAACGTCGCCCGTGTTGGAGAGGTGGGTTCCGTTAAAGGAACCGTGGATATTTCCAGCGACGATCTGGCTATGCTGCGCGAGCTGGCCGAAATCCAGGCCATTCAAAATTTTGTCGAACTGACGCCTACGGTGCAGGTAACAACCGGAAATATTAATAACGCCGGAGATATCGACTCGATTATCAACAAAATCAATCAAAGGTTGAGCGAGGAATTTGTGTCGACCGCGCAGGGGGTGTACACATGAATACGCATCAGGAGTACGGCTTTTTTCTCTGCTACAACAATATGGAGGATATCTTCCGTCTGCCGGTCAATCCCGAGACGCTGGAAATCAAGGAAGCGGGTGAAGGCAAGAGCTATACCATTATTGATCTGGGTGAAGTCAACGCCATTTCCTATCCCAAGCTGACCGAGATTACGCTGGAAAGCATCTTTCCGGCGCAGCGCTACCCTTTCGTCCTCGTGCCGGAGACAGGGAAGGACCGCTTGCTCCAACCTTTTGAATATGTGGAGATGATCAAAAAATGGATGACGAGCCGCCGGCCGATCCGCTTTATTTTTTCCGGTCTGGAGTTGGAGGGTTCGGCTCAAACCCATGATTTTGCCCTGAGCATGGCCATGAGCATTGAGAGCTTCAACTGGAAGCTAGCCGCCGGTACTTCGGGAGACATCGAATATTCGCTATCGCTGAAAAAGTATGTGTTCTACCAGGCGGCCCCGGTAAAAGTCATGAAGGGAGCGGCCAAGACGCAGCAGCAGCGGGCAAGCGACCGAAAGGCTCCGGCTGTCTATAAGCTGAAGGCGGGCGATACTCTGTGGAAAATCGCACAAAAAGTGCTGGGCGACGGCAGCAGGTGGAAAGAAATCCAGAAGCTAAATGCGATTCCTGACAGTGAGCTGAGAAAGCTTCCGGTCGGCAAGACGATCAAGCTGCCTTGACGTTGGCCCCGCTTTTTTTATCGGCAGGAGAGGAGGAAGCAATGGAACTGCTGGTCAAGAACAAGGAAGGCCGGATATGGGATATAGCCGGGATCGTCTCGGACATGTCCTGGAAAACGTCCCGCTCCGGGAAGCCTTCTACACTGGAATTCACGCTGCTGAACGGGGGGATTTACCAGCATCCGAAGTTTGCAATCGCCAACGGCGATATTGTGCAGTTCCGCAAGGCTGGAATTGATGTGTTTTACGGGTTTGTGTTCAGTCTGGAGACCGGCCAGGACCGGCAGCTCAAGCTGACGGCTTACGATCAGATCCGCTATTTGCTCGGAAGCGGCAGCTACGCCCTTGAGAACATTACGGCAACTGATGTCATACGCAAAATCGCCGCCGATTACGGACTTAAGACCGGGCTGCTGGAGAAGACGGAGTATGTTCAGCCGTCGCTGATCGAAGACGATAAGAAGCTGCTGGATATTATTATGGGCGCGATCGAAGCCGAGCTTCGGCAGAAAGGCAGGCTGCTAGCTTTTTACGATGATTTTGGCAAGCTTACGCTGCGCGGTCCGGAATCCATGCTGCTGCATGTCGCGCTCGGAGCGGGCAGCCTGCTTTATGACTATTCGCTCAAAACGAGCATTGATGACGAGACCTATAACACAATTATTTTGTATAAAAACAATGAAGAGACAGGGAAGCGCGATTTCTATCCGGCAAGCGACAAGGAGAATGTCAGAAGGTGGGGGATATTGCACTTGTCCCAGAAGGCGGACGACAATGCGAACGCGGCGCAAATCCGGGAGAAGGCGGAGCAGCTGCTGAAGCTGCATAACCGGGAGAAGATCAGTCTTTCGGTGCAGGCTATCGGCGATTTGCGCGTGCGCGCGGGCAGCTTCATTTATGTGCTGCTGGATGAGCTTGAGCCGCAGCTGTTTCTGGTCGACCAGTGCACCCACAATTTGTCGGGGGGAGAGCATACGATGTCTCTTGATATTAAGGTGGTGTAACCGGTGTTGGATATTATTAAAAAGGCGAGCCTCGGAGCGGTGGACAGCAGCAATCCGGTGGCTTTTTTTTATGGAACGGTAGTGGAGGGAGCGCCGCTGCAAATTCAGATTGATCAGAAATTTAGTCTGCCCGGCAGCGCGCTCGTTCTGCCCGAATCGGTAATGGAGAGCAAGCTTCTTCTGGACGGCGGGGAGGTCGTGCTGCGGCGGGGGCTTGAAGCGGGCGACCGTGTTCTGCTCTTGCGTATGCAGGGCGGCCGGAGCTATGTCGTACTGGACAGGCTGGTGAAGCCGTCATGATTCCCGAAGCAGGACAGTCCGGTTACATTGCTGTACAGACGGAAGGGGAAACGGGTGAAGCCCCGGGCTTGACCTACGGCATTGACTGGAGAACGGGGCGGATTAACGGCTATGTGGACGGTCTGGATGCGCTGAAGCAGGCGGTGGATAAGGCGCTGCGCACGCTCCGGTATGAACATCTTGTTTACAGCTCCAATTATGGGACCGAGTGGAATCTGGTGCTGGGTCAGGATCGGCTGCTGGCCGGACCGGAGATTCGGCGGGTTGTAACGGAAGCGCTGCTGCAGGACGACCGGATTGAGGGAGTGGATCAGCCGGAGGTTTCGTTTAACGGGGAGAATGTGTCAATTGATATTAAGGTTAGGTCGCGCTACGGCGATATCCGGATCAGAAAGGAGTTGAATGCCAATGGCTGACCAGACCTTTGAAGGGATTCTGGAACGGATGCTGGAGCGTGTGCCGGAGGAATTGGACAAAAGGGAAGGCAGCATCATCTATGATGCGCTGGCTCCTGCGGCAGCCGAGCTTGCCCAGCTGTATGTGGAGCTTGAGCTGAATACGAATCTGTTCTTTGCCGACACGGCTACCGGCGAGTTTCTGGAACGGAGCATTGCATGGTCGGGCATCGCAAGACGTCCGGCAAGCCCGGCCGAAATTCAAGGGGCGTTCTATGCGGACGGCGGCGAAGGGGTGGACATTCCGATCGGCAGCCGCTTCTCGCTCGAACAATTGAATTATACGGCGGCGGAGAAGCTGTCTCCCGGCAATTACAGGCTTACCTGCGAAACGCCGGGAACGGTCGGAAACCGTAATTCCGGCGCGCTCCTGCCCATCGACTATATTCCGCAGCTCTCACGGGGCGAGGCGGTTCGTCTGCTGATCCCCGGGGAGAATGCGGAGGATGACGAGACGCTGCGGAAGAGGTATTTCGATTCAGCCAGACGTCCAGCGACAAGCGGCAACAAGGCCCATTATGCCGAGTGGGCGCTGCAAATTCCGGGCGTGGGCGGCGCGCGCGTGTTTCCGCTGTGGAATGGGCTGAAGACGGTGAAGGTCGTCATTGTTGATGCCGAACAGCTGCCGGCATCATCTGCCCTGGTTGCTGAGGTGCAGAATTACATTGATCCGGTGCCCGGGCAAGGCGAGGGCCAGGCTCCGATCGGGGCAGAAGTCACGGTCGCGTCTGCGGCGGGAAAAACTATAAACGTGGCCGCCACGGTTTCTCTTGCTTCCGGCTACGCCTTACACGCGGTGACCGATGCATTTGCCGCCCGTCTGGAGCAGTGGCGCAAGGGTGCAGCCTTTGCTGCAAATTATGTCAGCCAGGCCGTTATAGGCTCACTGCTGCTGGGTACGGATGGAGTCCTGGATTACTTTGATTTGATGCTGAATGGCGGCTCAGGAAATGTCTCGCTAGCCGATGATGAGGCGCCTCTGATCGGCACGGTAGACTTGGAGGTGTGATATGGAATATCCGGATCAGATTGATACGTTCTATGACAAGCTCAATAAGAATCCGGCCGGAAGCAATTATGTGATTGAAGAGATTGTGCCCATTGCAGGCGGCGTCTATGACGGACCACTCCGGCATGACAATATCAATAATCAGACGATCCGCGTCTATACGGGCTCCAGATTAACCGGCGAGCAGATTACCAATTGGACATTGTCCATTCCCAGCACCACACCTTGGCGCCGGCTGATCAAGATTTTTGCCAGTGCTCCCGAGGTGTACGTCACCTATGAGACGCCGGGGGATACGGTCGAAGCCGATGACGTCAATGTGCTTCAAGCGGCTGTAACAGCTACGCAGACAGAGGTCGAGCGATATAAAGCGGACGGCCTTATAGACGGCGGATCATTTCAAAGAGAGGTGTAATATGGCGCAAAATATACGAATCAAACGTGGGACCAAAGCGGAGCTTGCAACCTACGGCGCGCTCCAGGCTGGAGAGATGGGCTTCTGTACGGATACGAAAGAGGTGTATATCGGAGACGGATCGAGCAATTCGATGGTCGGCCGGGCTCTTTCCGGTCCGGAGGCATCCCGGCCTGCGGCCGCTTCTGTCGGCCGTCTCTATTACGTAACCAGTGGCACCAATAACGGCTATCTCTATTTTGACGATGGATCGGCCTGGCGCCGGGTTAATGCCCAGACTTTGAGCGATTTAACCGGCTCGATTGATAATATTGCAGACGGCGCCACTTATGCCAAGGTCCTGAAAGCGGATATCAGTTCAGGGCATGTGAATAAAGTGAGCGACGGTACCAATACCAAGACGGCCGCCGAGATCAAGACGCACATCGACGATGCGGCGAAGCATCGGGTCATTAATGATACCGGGACGGCCATCACGGATTTATGGTCAGCGCAGAAGATAAAAAATGAGATCGAGCTGGCCAAGCACAATATCGAGCCGCAGGCGTCGGTAAAGGATCAGAATTTGACGGCGCCGCCAGGCAGCCCGGCAGAAGGGGATCGTTATATCATTCCGGCGGGCGCAACGGGGGCTTGGTCAGGTAAAACAAATCAAATTGCAGAATACCAGTCTGCCGCCTGGATCTTTTACGTGCCTGTTACGGGCTGGACCGCTTACGTTGACGATGAGTCCAAGATCTACAGCTGGAACGGATCGGCGTGGGTCCGGACCGGGGGCGCGCTCCAGACCATCACGGCGGGCAACGGTTTGACCGGCGGCGGGCAGGCTGATACGGTCACTCTCACCGTCGGAGCAGGCAACGGGATTACGGTTGGTTCAACTGCCGTTGCAGCCAAGCCGGGGAAAGGCATCGTGGTAAATTCGACCGGTATTGAAGCGAATATTGATGCGGATAGCATCGTATATGACTCTTCCAATGGTAACCGACTTATGGTTTCTACTATTGACGGCGGGACATTCTAGGGGGCGGTGATATGGCGAGAAAGGTTTTGATTCAAATCCGGCGCGGTCTGGAGAGCGCCATCGGGACTCTTGCTGTTGGCGAGCTTGGATATTGTACAGATACCAGCAAGCTGTATATTGGCACAGCTGGCGGCAATGTGCTGCTTGTGGCTGCGCAGAGCACCGGGGACATGCTTAAAAGCATCTATGACACCAACAATGACGGCAAGGTGGATTACGCCTCAGCCGCAGACAGCGTGCCGTGGTCGGGAGTATCCGGTAAGCCTGCAACGTATCCGCCTGCGGCACATAATCATGACGCCAACTATGCCAGTGCGTTCACGATTGGACATAATGTCGGCTCAGTAGCGTTTGTCAAAATCGCCGAAATGACGACAACTATAAGTTCCTCTGCAAACGAACTGCTGCTATGGATACATGGTGTGTCTGATTTTGGAACTAACAAACCCGGATGCGATGTGATCCAAATGTCAACACGCGGCTCCGGAAGCGTGGAGGCGTACGGGATTATCCCGGGCGGGGGCGATGCGGCTACTTATGGGTATGTTGTCAATGCCACAAGCGGTCTGACGGAGTTGTGGGTAAGGCGCAATGCATACCATCAGGCAATGCGCATTATCATCGGGGCTGCTGAAAAATCAGCAGGAGTAATCAATACAGGGTCTCTGCTGACACAAGCCGCCCAACCAGCGGGATTTACTGCTATTAACAAACAGCGGCATCTAATTGGTCCTGTAACCTGGAATCAGCTTAAGGGGGTGTAACGGGTGCCATACGGCAATGAACTTTACGGTGCAGGGATGTTCTCCGCTCAATTGAATGAACAAGGATATTCCGGGCAGCAGCCTGTTGACCTGATGGAGTATCTTCCACCTTATTATCGCGATGTTCGGGAAATGGAAGAATTGCAGGCAACGGTCGGTGAGGAGCTTGGCAATTTACAGGGTGCTGCGAAGGACGTGTTGGATCAATTCTTTCTGGAGACGTCAACCTGGAGTCTCGCGCGCCGGGAAGCTGAACTGGGTCTTGTTACGGACCCTTCCAAGTCCTACACCTGGCGGCGTGAGATGATTCTCGCCAAGCTGCGCGGCACTGGAAAGACGACACCACAGATGGTTGAAAGGGTCGCTTCTGCTTTTTCGGGCGGGAATGTTGTTGTAGAGGATGTCCCGGGCGAATACCGCTTTATCGTCCGATTCGTGGGAGTGCTCGGCATTCCGCCCAATATGACGGGGTTGATGCAAATCCTCGAAGAGATTAAGCCGGCCCATTTGGCCTATGAATTTGCGTATACGTACACATTCTGGGCGACGCTGAAGGCGATGACTTGGACTACGGCCGGAACGAGGACCTGGAATGAACTCAGAACTTATGGATAGGAGAGTGACACATGCAGACTACAAGCAATCTCGGCCTTAAAAAGCCGGAAGGCACCGATACTGTTAATATTAATGATTTGAACAGCAACATGGACATCCTGGATACGGCGGTGAACAACAAGATAGATAAAGTATCCGGCAAGCAGCTAACTACAGAAGACTATACAACGTCCGAAAAAAATAAACTCGCCGGGATCGCCGCCGGAGCTAATAATTATGTGCATCCAAACCACACGGGCGACGTGATAAGCACCGGCGATGGTGTAACCGCTATTGCTCCTGGTGTAATCGTAGACGCAGACGTTAATAGCGCGGCTGCAATCGCAGCGACTAAAATCGGGACAGGAACCGTAAATAATACGGAGTTTGGTTATCTGGACGGGGTAACAAGTTCTATTCAAACGCAGCTGAACACGAAAGCGCCGCTCGCCTCGCCAGCGTTAACCGGAACGCCGACAGCGCCAACAGCTTCGGCTGGGACGAATACGACGCAGATTGCAACGACGGCATTCGCAAAGGCAGCAGCGGATATCGCAGAAAATAACGCGAAAGCGTTTGCCGACGGGAGGTTTGTCAGTGCAGATGGAGAAACGGAGCATATCGAATTTCGGAAAAACGCAAATACAGCAGGGCCGGCCTACATTGATTTTCATACGAGTGGTAATCCGAGCAATGACTTTGATTCAAGGATTATCGCTGAGGCAGGGTCTTCGACCGGTGGCGCCGGAACATTACGATTCGAATCCGCAACAGTTCAAACGCTCGGAACTCTATGGGTAGCTAAAAAGGATCAGTATGGATCATCCTCCTCATTAACTCTACCGATTGGGGACAGTGACACCGGAGTTAAATGGGTAGAAGACGGGCGTCTCGACTTTTATTCAAACAATAGCGTTGCATTTAAAATCCAAAATGGCTATACGTACTTTAAAGATGCAGGAGGTGGCTATGCATCTTTATCTGAATTAGCCAAGTTTGTCGGGGGGAGCGGTGAACGACCGGTCACCAGAGCATGCAGACTCACCAGTGAACAGACACTTACAGCATCAGCCTGGAATACTATTGCCTACAACTTTGTGGATGCAAACTCGCCAGGAGCACCGCTGAATACGGCATCTGGTGTTTATACTGTATCGCAAAGCGGTTGGTACTTAATCGTTCCCAGAGTTGTTGTAGCATCAGCCAACGCTTCGACAAACTTTGTCTTACGAACACTTGTAAATGGCAGTTTTGGCCACGGATTAGATAACCGCATCCAACACGTGGAATTCGACATGACTCTGACCGGAACACAGATAGTAAACCTAAATGCCGGGGAAACAGTAGCGATACAGGTTTATGCGTCTGTGAGCGAAAATGTGCGGACTGGTATGGATAATACCCGGTTAGAGATTATAAGAATAGCGTAGAAAGGAGGACGAACCGTGAACATATCAAGGGCTATTCAATACCTATATCCTGATGTCGATGTAATGAGAGATTTTGAGGTTTGGGACAATGCAGACGACAAAGGCCCGTACATCGCCGTCTGGAACCTGGAGGCCCCGGAGCCGACCGAAGAGGAACTGCAGGCCGCATGGGAAGCGTATCAAGCGGCGGAAGCGGCCAAGGAGCCGGAATTAACCGAAGTAGATCGCCTGGAACTCGCGCTTGCCGACAACTACGAGCAGATGCTTGCGGCACAGCAGGATGCTGCCAATGCTCAACTGGCTCTCGCTGATCTGTACGAGCTGACGTTGTCGCTCCAGGCGGAGGTTGAAGCTTTGAAAGGAGGTGCAAGCTGATGCCTGCTATTTATGCATCCCTCATCAAAAAGGGATTAAAGACGCTGGAACAGGTTCCGGCCGTTATCCGTCCGGTCGTGGAAGCTCTATTGGAAGCCTAA